ACGCGCGAGGCTTTGGCATCCCGACGGCCATCTGGTATGAGCCGCACTGGTCGATCAAGCCACATTGGCCCGACAACGGATCGGCATTCATCGACTACTACGAGCGGCGCATCAATGGCACCATTGAACGCATCCCTGCGGAGAACGTCGTTCACTTCCGCAATGGGCTGAATCCGGCCAACCCTCGATACGGTCTGGCCCCGCTCAAAGCCGCTCTGCTACAGGTTTTCACGGACACTGAGGTCTCACTATGGGTTGCGGCTCTCTGTCGCAATATGGCGATTCCTGGCGTCGTGGTGAGTCCCACCGAGTCCATCGGGATGACGTTTGAAAAGGCCGAGCAGATCAAGCAGACGTGGAAAAGGAAGTTCGGTGGAGACAACAGGGGCGAACCGCTTATCCTTGACTTCCAGGCCAGCATTCAGCCGATGGGTTATGACCCCAAGCAGATGGATTTTGCGTCGATCACCAACCTTGCGGAGTCCCGCATCTCTGGCGCACTGGGTATCCCCGCGATCGTGGCGGGGCTGTCAGCTGGTCTGGACAGCAGCACTTACAACAACCTGGCCAACCTGAAGAAGTCGGCCTTCGAGGAGTGCTTGATCCCTACGTGGGAGACATTCCAGGGCGTTATCACTCGGCAATTGTTGATCGACTTTGAGCGCGATATCACCGCTGTTGAGTGTGAGTTCGATACTTCAGAGATCCGCGCACTTCAAGAGAACCAGGGCGAGAAAGAAGCGCGAGCGATTGCCGCATTCACGTCAGGTGTTACAACGCTCAACGAATGCCGCGAGCAGTTTGGCTATGACGTTGTGCCCAATGGCGACTACTATGTGATGCCAGCCAACCTCAAGCCGATCACGCCGGATATGGCTCTGACGACGCCAGAGCCGCCAGTTTCACCGCAAGGCACGCTACCGCCTGGACCGGTGAATGAGGATGCCGGGGGCAACCCTGCAAAGGCCATGCATCCTCACAACATCTTATTGAAGGGCGTCGACTGGAACGGCCTGACTCTGCGCCGACAGCCAACCGAGCTGGAAGCCAGGATGCTCAAGCAGCTTGACGACGCGTATCAGCAGGGCAAGGTTTCGATGGAAGGCGCGTTGTTGGCTCTCCGTGGCAAGTACTTGGACGAGATCATCGACACGCTCGACGGCCTCGACCCTGCAGAGTATTACGCGGCGACGGTCTCACCGTCTGACCGTGACAGGACTTTGGTTTTCGGGCTCCTCTCCGCTCTGTTCCTCCGTGGGGCGTCTTTGATAATTGAGGAGATCCGGAATCAGGGCGTGTCTGATATTGGTGACCAGTCAGCACGCCCTGATCAGAGCATCTTTCGGACGATGGCGGGTGCGATCGTCTCTCGCATTGCCAACGATGTCCAGGCGAGGGGCACCGGCGCGGCGATCTCTGCCGCTCTGCTCAATCAGCCTGTCGCCTCAACCGTGCGCGAAACAATGGCCACCGGCTCGACGGCATATATCACGCGATCCGCGAGTGAGGCCACCAACTGGGCACTATCGCAAGGCCGTGACGCGGAGATTGAAGAAAAGGCTGATAGCATCGAGTATCTGGTTTACTCGGCCGTACTAGACAACAACACTTGCCAGCCGTGCGGTGACGCTGACGGAATGGGCGGCCAGCTCGACGAGATCCCAGCCGTCCCCAACCCTGATTGCGCGGGCGGGGCGCAGTGTCGATGCGTGCATATTCCCGTAGTAGCGACCGAGTTCAAAGCGATGTATCGCGGGGTTGAGATCGACCTGAAGCCAACCGCAGGCATGAAGGCCGAGGCTAAACGTGGTCTTGCTTGGCGCAAAGAATACAACCGCGGCGGAACTGCGGTGGGCGTAGCAAGGGCCAGAGACATCAGCAACGGCAAGGAGCTTTCCCCGCGTACAGTGCGCAGGATGTATAGCTTTTTCAGCCGCCACGAGGTCGACAAGCAAGGACAGGGCTTCTCCCCGGGTGAGGATGGCTACCCGTCAGCTGGGCGCATTGCGTGGGCCTTGTGGGGTGGAGATCCGGGCTATACCTGGGCCAAGGCAAAGGTGAAGCGAATGGATAAATTAGATGAGGGCGAATAATGGAAAAGCGGTTTGACGACATTCAACGAAAAACGCTGGCCTTCGAGGTAAAGCAAGCGGAGATGATGGATAGCGGTCAGTATGCGGGCGAGTTCGTCGGCTACGCTGCCGGAATCCTGAACATTGATAACGTCGGCGATATGATTTTGCCTGGCGCATTCGCTGCGGATATCCCGCGCTTCCTCAGTGAAGGTGTGGTCTGCTGGCAGCACGATTGGATGACTCCAATTGGCGTACCGCTCGACGCGAAAGAAGACGGCTATGGCCTGCTCACTCGCTCGCGGATATCGCGCACCAGCAAGGGGCTCGACGCGATGACATTGATCCGCGATGGCGTCGTCAAGCGGCTGTCAATCGGATATCAGGTGCACGATTATGAGGCCGTGGATCGCGCTGGCTTAGCCCGAACGGTGGCCGCTTATGGCCTACCGGTGGAAAAGCAGATGTCGATCTTGGCCACGTTCGATGAGCAGGATCGCGATGTGGTCTATCTCTTGAAGAAGCTCAAACTGTACGAATACTCCCCGGTCACCGTACCGGCAAACGATAAGGCAATCATCATGGACGCAAAACAGCTTACTGGTTTGACTCTCCTTGATCACTCCCGCACCGTGCTTACTGCGGTTGAGGGGCTTGAGGCGCGAATCAAAGAGATCACGGATCTGCGCCTTTCACAGGGGCGAAAGGGTAATCCTGAACACGGCAAAGCCTGCGCGGAGATGGCCGACGAGCTTGAAAAAGCGTGCGGACGTCTGCGGAAAATGGCTGGCGAGCTGGGGATGGATAACGGCGAATCTGAGGATGAAGACGAGCCGATGAAGCCAGAAATGGACTATGCCAAATCCCTTTATGCCGAATTTCTCAAACTCGAAGCACGGCGGCTCGGAGCTGCCTAAGGAAGGAAACTATGACTAAGTTGCAGGAAAAGATTCTTGCCGCTGACAAGCTCAAGAGTGAGCAGAGAGCGGTTTTCGAGAAGCACAGCGACGTTGCGGCCATTCCGGCTGAGCAGCTCGCTGAGATCAAGTCCAGGAATGAGCAGATCGCGGCCCTTGATGCCGAGATCAAGCAGCTCGAGGAGGTTGAGGCGATGCGGTCAACGGCCATCACCTACACTCACAGCGGCGGTGCCACCACCGTCAAGAGTGACAATGCCATCCCCACCCCGGCCATCGAGTTCGCTCGGGTGTCGAAGGTCAAGAACTTCAAGGGTACGGTCGGCGGCAAGTCGGCTGATGAGCGTGCTTATCGCTTTGGCAAGTGGTTCAAGGGTACCATCGTCGGCGACCAGGCCAGCCAGAAGTGGTGCGCTGATAACGGCATCCAGAGCAAGGCACTTAGCGAGGGAACAAACTACCTGGGCGGGTACCTTGTGCCGCCGGAGTTCTCAACCGACATCATTGACCTCCGCGAGGAGTATGGCGTCGCCCGTCGCGTTGCCCGTGTCGTCCCGATGTCGTCGGACACGCTGACCATCCCGCGCCGTGTCGGTGGCCTGACCGCCTATTTCGTCGGCGAGGCTGCCACCATCACCAACTCCGACAAGGCGTGGGATCAGATCAACCTGGTCGCCAAGAAGCTGGCCGCGCTCACCCTCTGGTCGTCCGAGCTGAATGAAGATGCAATGATTTCGATCGGTGACGACCTTGCCGGTGAAATCGCCTACGCGTTCAGCCAGAAGGAAGACGAGTGCTACTTCAACGGTGATGGAACCTCGACCTACGGCGGAATGACTGGCGTTCGGCAGAAGCTTCGCGACGTTGACGCCACGATTGCCAACATCAAAGGACTCCAGGTCGCGACCGGCAACGCTTACAGTGAAATTGTCCTCAGCGACTTCCACGGCGTCCTTGGTCGGCTCCCGCTCTACGCTCGCAACGGTGCGCAGTGGATTATGAGCGCGACCTTCTTCGACACGGTGGCCCACAAGCTTCAGACCGCTGCGGGGGGCAATACCGTCGTCAACATCGCTGATGGTGGTGTTCCCCGGTTCCTCGGATATCCTGTCGTCCTCAGCCAGGTGATGCCGACGACCGAGGCCAACTCGCAGATCTGTGCGCTGCTGGGCAACTTCCGGCTCGGCTCCACGTTCGGCGATCGCCGTCTCCTGAGCTTGGCCCTCTCGACTGAATACAAGTTCGCCGAGGATCAGCTGGCCATCCGTGGCACGGAGCGATTCGACATCAACATCCACGACGTGGGCAACACCAGCGCGGCTGGGCCGATCGTCGGACTTATCACGGCTGCGGCCTAAGGGGGTGATCCAAGTATGAAGAACCTGAAGAAAATCAAATCGACCGTAATGATCGCCCCGGCGACCATTACAAGCGGAGCGACCGCGACGGCCAATCTCGACTGTAAAGGCGAGGGGGATGTCGAAATCATCGTGAGCCTTGGTGCGCTGGCGGGTGCTGGCGTGGCTCCGGCTTCAATCAAGCTGTTCGAGTCTGACGATACTGTGGTGACAAACTTCTCGGAGATCACCGCGCTCTCAACGGGTGCGGCTGCGGTCGGCGCGTCAGAGTCGGTGCGCTTCTTCGTCGATCGGTCGAACGGTGCGCGGAAGCGGTATCTCCGCCTCGCGGTCACGCCGGGAACGGCCTCAACCAACAGCAACATTCCGGTGAGCGCAATCGGCTATTTCGACCGCTCCGAGAACGATCCGGCCTCGACTTCGAGCTACGGCTCGAACGTCGTCAAGGAGGTCTAACTCTATGAAGTTGAATCTTGGGGGAGGCAATCAAAAGATCCCGGGATTCGTCAATATTGATCGTCTGAATGGGCAGGAAGCTTTCCCCCTTCCTGCCTACGCAGACGGTTCCGTTGATGAGATCAGAGCAAGCCACATTCTTGAGCATTTCGGGCATCGTGAGGTTCCCGAGGTGCTGAAGGAATGGGTCAGGGTGTTAAAACCTGGCGGAGTGCTGAAAATCGCCGTGCCGGACTTTGATTATCTTGTTCAGCACCGCCACGACGAGCTGCCGCTGGAAAGCTACCTGATGGGTGGTCAGAGCGACCAGAACGACTTTCACAAGTCGATCTTCTCAGAGCGCAAACTCCGCGATCTGATGCGATATGTGGGCCTGACGGATGTGACACGATGGCAGTCAGAGATTGAGGACTGCGCGTCGTTGCCGGTCAGCTTGAACCTTCAGGGCGTCAAGCGTGCTGACATCGAACAGACGGCCACGCGAGTTGAGGTCAAGGCGAAAGTCTCGGCAATCACCTCGATTCCGCGACTGGGTTGGAATGATCACTGGGGCGCAGTGTGGCAGGCGTTACGCACGCCCGAATTCAACATCCCGCTCTTCAAGTTCGGCGGGGCGTTCTGGGAACAGGGTATGCAGCGCGGACTCAACGCGATGCTGGAGAACGGCACCGAGTGGGCCTTGTGCCTCGACTATGACACGCTGTTCGATGCGTCAGACGTGAAGGAGATCTTGACCCTCGCGGCGATGTATCCCGAGGCTGACGCTATTGTGCCGGTGCAGGTACGGCGGAACAATGACCAGTTTCTGTTCTCGATGAAGGACGAGTTCGGCAATCTGCGCCGGTCGGCGGATATCACCGAGTTTGATCCCGATCTGACGGCCATTGAAACGGGCCATTTTGGTATGACGCTGATCAAGCTGGCGGCCTTGAAGGACATCCCCAAGCCGTGGCTCTGGTCACAGCCTGACGAGAATGGCGACTGGTCAGATGAGCGGTGCGACGCGGATATCTATTTCTGGCGCAAGTTTCGCGCAGCTGGCAAGAAGGTTTATCAGGCCAACCATATCAAGATCGGCCATCTCCAAATCATCTCCAGCTGGACGACCAACGACTGGCAAATCAAACACCAGTATCTGTCAGACTGGACGGAGAACGGGAAGCCGGAGGAGTGCCGACGCAATGAAAATTGAGCTGATTAAGGCCTGGGGATATGCGGCACCGGGGGAGGTAATCGACCCTCCCTCTGGGGTGGCCGCTCTGTTGATTGAGCGCGGCATTGCCAAGCCGGTCGAGGACAAGCAAAGCATTTCAGATCGGTGGAACAAGCGCGAGAGCCGCCCACCGCGTCAGGAGGTAGCACGTGGCCGCAAGTGATTATGTGACGATGGATCAGGTTCGGGCGTATGTGTACCAGTCGCAGGACTCGGACGAAGATCTATTGATCCGCATAATGACCCGCGCCGCAAGGATCTTTGACGCGGCCTGCTCCCTTCCCGAGGGGTATTTCACCCAGGGCAGCGTGGGACAGACGGCAAGCATTCGCTACTTTTGGGGCGATGGCACGGACTATCTCAAACTGGATCCGCACTTGTCCACGCCTGAGCCAATCGTCACGATGCCCACTGGGTTTGCGGTGTTGAACTGGGTGGTGACGAATCCATATCAGTCAGCGCGGCAGAATATGCCGGGAGAGTTCTTCTTGTCGCGTCGGTACGGTGACGATTATTCAACGCTTGGCGCATTGGCTGAACGGCGTGATTTCTTCTTTGCTGAGTTCAGTAACCAGGTTGACTATGTTGGCTGGCCAAACGGTATCCGCGTGGGTGTGACGGCCAAATGGGGCTGGGACAGCGTACCAGCTGAGGTGCAAGAGGCAGTCCTTGAGACGATCGCCAACATCTGGCGAAGCAAGGATCAGGGATTCGCCAGAGCCGTTGCGCTTGATGGCGTGGCGATTATCAATCAGCCGCTTCCACCGCGAGCGCAGATGATCGCGGATGGCTACAAAGCAGGCCGGGGGATGTTCGCTTGAAATTCGCCGTAACAGTAGATGGAGTACAGCAGTCGACCAGAGCCTTCCAGACGCTCAACGAGTCGATCAGCGACTTCCGGCCTGTGTGGCCTGAAATCCATATGTACTTTCTGCGCGGCACGGTCGAGCAGTTTGAGAGCCTCGGGGCGCGTGGCGGTCAGCGGTGGGAGCCGCTCTCAGCGCGTTACGCGAAGTGGAAGGCGCAGGCATACCCCGGCA